GAAGCCTCCGGTATCCCCGATTCCATTTGGTCGGTGACGGCAGGCTTCTTTACGGAAAACACTCCGCACCGATTTTGGTTGGCGTTCTCTAACCCCCGTCGTAATGAAGGCTACTTCTTCGAGGCGTTCCATGCGAAAAGAAACTTCTGGCAAACACAAAACATCGACGCCCGCGAAGTCGAAGACACGGACAAAGGCGTCTATGAGCAAATCATCGCGGAATACGGCGCGGACTCCAAACAAGCCAAAGTCGAAGTCTATGGGCAGTTCCCGAGCGACTCCGACGACCAGTTCATCCCTCCCAGCATTGTTGACCAAGCAGTTTCTCGACCACGCTACCAGGACGCGCACGCGGTACGAATTGTCGGAGTCGATCCTGCGCGAACAGGCGCAGACTCCACGGTCATCGTGGTCCGAGAAGGCCGCGACTTGGTGGCAGTCCGTCGTTACAACGGCGAAGATACGATGGCAACGGTTGGGCGAATTATTGATGCTATCGAAGAGTGGCAACCCACGCTGGTGGTTTTAGACGAAGGCGGATTGGGTTATGGCATTCTTGACCGCTTAAAAGAGCAGCGGTATAAGGTTGTCAGAGGCGTCAATTTCAGTTGGAAATCTAAAACCCCGCAAATGTATGCGAATAAACGCGCAGAGTTGTGGGGTTTAATGCGTGAGTGGCTGCAAAGTGCATCTATTCCGAACGATAAACAACTGAAAGCTGATTTGTCTGCACCGCACCAGAAACCGAATTCGTCAGGTTCGATCCAGTTGGAAAGCAAAAAGGAAATGAAATCACGAGGATTGCCGTCGCCCGACGCGGCTGACGCCCTCGCTTGCACCTTTGCTTACCCGGTCGCGAATCGCGAATACCGCGAACGACCGCGCACGATTAATGCGTATCAAGGCGGCGTCGTTAACTCATGGATGGGTGCCTAATGGCACGTAAATCGGTCAGTTTGTCGGTCGGTCGAGGCGAGAAACAGCCGGTTTCTAAGGGCGCAGGATTGACGGCGAAAGGCCGAGCGAAATATAACCGTGCTACGGGCAGCAAACTTAAAGCCCCGGCTCCTAATCCGAAGACTAAAGCGGACGCGGGACGTAAAAAATCGTTTTGCGCACGCATGAAAGGGGTGGTTCGTAAGGCCAAAGGGCCAGCCGAACGCGCCAAGGCATCACTCAGAAGGTGGAAATGCGGATGAGCAGTCACAAAAAGGGTCTTTACGCCAACATTCACGCTAAACGGAAGCGTATTGCTGCCGGATCGGGCGAAAAAATGCGCAAAGTAGGTGCAAAAGGCGCACCGACCGCTAAAGCGTTCCGTCAATCTGCCAAAACCGCTAAACGGAGAAAGTAAATGCCAAGAATGCCTGTCGGTGTTAACCCACGCGCCCTCGTCGGCGACATGATTATCGGCTCTCAGCAAGAGCAGCGTCAGATGCAGCAGCGTCAAAAGCGCCCTGCCATGATGCGCCGCCCGGATGAGGACATTATCCGCACGACGGTTGCGTTTCGCCCCACCCCGATGCGTAGACGGATGCCGTAATGCCTCTCGTTAAATCACCGAGCAAGGCCGCATTCCGCAAAAACGTGCGGGCCGAAGTACGCGCCGGTAAGCCTGTCAAGCAGGCCGTAGCGATTGCGTATTCGGTCAAGCGCAGAGCCGCAGGAAAGAAGCGTAAATAATGGCACGCAACGACCCCACTGGTATTAAAGGCGCAGGGTACGTCTCTGCGACCCCTGAGGATCGCGGTAAAAAGTCCCGCGACCCGGCAGACATCCTAGCGACCGCCCGTCAGCGCATGACGACGGCGATTTCGGCGTATTCCGATAGCCGCGAGGATGAACTCGACGATCTGCGCTTCATGGCGGGATCGCCCGACAACCAGTGGCAGTGGCCGCAGGACGTTCTTGCGACCCGTGGGTCCGTGCAGGGCCAAACGATCAATGCGCGTCCGTGCTTGACGATCAACAAGCTCCCGCAGCATGTGCGCCAGGTCACGAACGATCAGCGCCAAAATCGCCCTGCGGGCAAAGTGATTCCGGTTGATGACCAAGCCGACATTGAGGTCGCCGAGATATTCGACGGCATCGTGCGGCATATAGAGTACATCTCGGATGCCGATGTGGCTTACGACACCGCCTGTGACAACCAAGTCACCTACGGTGAAGGCTATATCCGCATCCTGACGGAATACTGCGACGAAAACACGTTCGACCAAGACTTGCGAATCGGACGCATTCGTAATTCGTTTAGCGTTTACATGGACCCGATGATCCAAGACCCCTGCGGGTCGGACGCGGAGTGGTGTTTTATCACCGAAGATGTGCCCAAAGCTGACTTTGAGCGCATGTTCCCGACGGCTGAACCGATCTCCTCAATTGCCATTCGTGGCGTTGGTGATGCAGCGTTGGCGCAGTGGATCAACGAAGATACGGTGCGTATCGCGGAGTATTTTTACAAAGAACACTCCAAAGCGACGTTGAACCTGTATCCGGGGAACCAAACGGCCTATGCCGGGTCGCCGGAAGCCAAACAGATTGAAATGATGGGCTTGAAACCCGTCCGCACTCGAGAAGTCGATATCGTCAAGATCAAATGGATCAAGACGAATGGCTACGAAATCTTGGAGCAAAACGAATGGCCGGGTAAATACATCCCGGTAGTACGCGTCGTCGGAAACGAGTTCGAAGTTGAAGGTCGCCTCTATGTGTCGGGCCTTGTGCGGAACGCCAAGGACGCCCAGCGCATGTACAACTACTGGGTATCTCAAGAGGCGGAGATGCTGGCGTTGGCCCCCAAAGCGCCGTTTATCGGCTATGGCGGGCAGTTTGAGGGATACGAACAACAGTGGAAGACCGCCAATACGACCAACTGGCCGTACTTGGAAGTCAACCCGGATGTCACCGATGGTCAGGGCGCTGTTCTGCCCTTGCCGCAGCGTGCGCCGCCGCCCTTGGCCCAAACCGGGCTTATTCAGGCGAAGATGGGTGCAGCCGATGACATTAAAGCGACAACGGGACAATATGATTCGTCACTGGGCGCTACGTCTAACGAGCGGTCGGGTCGAGCCATTTTGGCGCGTGAACGGCAAGGCGACACAGGCACATACCATTACGTCGATAACCTGGCTCGCGCCATTCGCTATGTCACGCGTCAACTCGTTGACCTAATTCCCAAAATCTACGATACCCAACGTATTGCGCGGATTATCGGCATGGACGGTGAGACCTCAACGGTGCGCATCAACCCGATGCAGCCCGAGCCAGTCCGCAAAATCGTCGATCAGGCAGGAATCGTTATCGAGAAGATTTATAACCCGTCTGTCGGCAAGTACGACGTAGCGGTTACGACCGGCCCCTCGTACTACACGAAGCGGCAGGAAGCGATGGCGGCGATGGGCGAAATCTTGCAGGCGAACCCGCAGCTTTGGGCTGTCGCGGGCGACCTGTTCGTCAAAAACATGGATTGGCCGGGTGCGCAGGAAATTGCGCAGCGTTTGGCTAAGACGATTGATCCTAAACTGCTCGAAGGTTCTGACGAAGACCCGGCGCTACAGGCCGCGCAAGCTCAGATACAGGCCATGTCTGCTGAAATGGAGCAGATGTTTGGCATGTTGCAGAACGTCCAGCAGTCCATGGAAGCGCGTGAAGTTCAAGTCAAGGAGTTTGAGGCAGAGGTCAAGGCGTACCAAGCCGAGACGGATCGCTTGAAAACCGTTGGCCCTGCGCTTAACGAGCAGCAAATTCAAGACATCGTAATGGGTACGCTGTCCGGTATGCTATCGAGTGGCGATTTAGTTGCGCCCAATGTTCCACGTGAAACGATGATGGTAGGCGAAGAAATGCCTATGCCTGAACAAATGCCCATGCAGGGCGGAGAGATGCAATGAAAGCGGCAGATTTTGTAGGTCATTTGTTCTTAGCGCGGGATGTCGCGCATTCAGTGCATTTGAATACCCGTAGTTACGCAAAACACAAGGCGCTTGGGTCGTTTTACGACAAGATCGTCGATCTTGCCGACAGTTTTGCTGAAGCGTATCAAGGTCGTCACGGGCTAATCGGCCCTATTTCGCTGATGTCGGCGAAGAAAAACGGCAACATCATTGAATTTTTGGAAGATTCGTTGGCTGAAATCGAAGCAAATCGTCACAAAGTTTGCGACGACGATGAAACGGCAATTCAGAACATCATTGATGAGATCGTTGCTCTTTACCTTAGCACCCTCTACAAGCTGAAGTTTTTGGCTTAATTAAAGGTTGTCATCAATGGCTATTATTAAGATTTCTGAGCTGCCGGATGCCGATACCCCGCTTTCTGCGTCGGATGTCGTCCCGGCACTGCAAAATGGCACTACTCGAAAAGCAGCAATCAACCAATTGGGTTATTTGGCTGCTGGAACTGGCGCGACCACGCGAACCATTCAATCCAAGCTACGTGAAACCGTCAGCGTAAAGGATTTTGGCGCTGTTGGAGACGGCATAGCAGATGATACTGCTGCGATTCAATCAGCTGTCAATTACGCGCAATCAGTTGGTGCTGTTCTTGACTTTCCGGCCGGAAGTTATGCGGTCAAGATGATCTTTATTGAGACAGGAAATATAAAGCTCAACGGAAACGGATCAACAATCATTCAAAGCCACGATAACGTCAATTCAACGACGGTCGGCGGCGCTGGGCAATATAAAGTAAGTGCTGCCTTTTTCTTAAAGCGCGGGTCTGAAAACGTAGAAATTACTGGTTTTACGTTTACGACGAATAACGCTTCGTTTCCGGCGCTTGCCGCAGGGTTTGGCTCTTACTTCCCTAGCATTGGCGGTCAACACAGCAACAACACTTATATCCACCATAACAATTTTGAGGGTGGACAAGATCGTTGCATGTTTTTTCAAGCCGGAGAAAACCTGCGGTTTGAAAACAACAATGTTGTGAATAACGGATTTACCGTTCATATCGGTTATTTAAAGAACGTTTATTTTTACGACGATTCATCTGATACGTCCGTTAAGTATTCGCCGATTGCGCCGTCCTTCATCAACAACGTGTTCGATGGGTACAGCAGTGATCGAAGCACCGTTTGCGCTCACCTTACTGGCTGCGTAAATTTTGTTTGCCGTGACAATCGGTTTCTTGGCATGGCGATCGGCAGCATTGGCAGCCTTCGCGTATTGCGTTTGTACTCAAATGACTTTGGCCCGTATGACGCTGCTGGAAATCAATTGGCGTACATTCAAGGTATTTGCTCCGGTAACGTCATAAACGGAACGTTTGATTACGGCCTTGAGGTCGATGGAGAGTCAGCTCTTGCTAGCGCAACCTGGACTTCTTCGTTCCAGATGAGAATCCTTGTTGAAGGAAACAACATCCAAGGAACTGGTAACGGAATAAAAATCAACGAATGTAACGACACAAAGTTCTTTGGCAATTTCGTTGACGTTACTGAGTCATGTTTGTACATGACCGCTCGCTTGTCTTATGTAAACATCAGCAACAACGTTTTGCGATCAACGGCTGGCGGATACAACGATACGGTCTGCTACAGTTCTTTTGGCGCCGGATCTGGTTACATCACGTTTAACAACAACCGCGTTGTAGCGGCGGCTACTTCTCAATATGTTTTTAATGACAACGCTGCACTGAGTTGGTTCGTTTGTAGTCAAAACAATTTCTTTTTTGATGGCGACGTTACCAATGCTCGACTTATTGTTTTGAAATTAGCGTTAAAAGCATGGTTTATTGACAACGTTTTCAACATTGAAACAAACGTCGCAGGATTTGCTCCGCTTATTTTGACTGGCAGTGGATCGTATTCGTCAGTCAACATTGAAGGCAATCATTTGCTCGCAATTAATGGAACGGGCGCAACGACGGTGCGCTTTGCTGATGTCAATAGCTTTAAAGACGTAAACATCCACCGAAACATCTGTGGCGGATCAATATTGGTCGAAGACAGTGATCGCGTTTATATTACTAACAACACAATCATTACTCCTTCTTCAAACATCGAGCGAGCAATCGACTGTACAAACGTCGGGTATGCCGTAAAAGCCTTGGTTGAGATTCATAGCAATTACATATTGTCGGCATCTGCAACTACAACGCCTTGTGTTTCAATCGTGTCTAACAATGACGCGACTAACAATACAACGTCTAAGGTCACGATGAATTACATTAGTTGCAATTCATCTCAAGCCCCAATAGTTCAGCAAGATCAAGGCGAGCTAGGCATTATCGGTAACACGTTAATCAACGCCGGAGCCGGTGGCACAACTGCCGCCGTGACCGGATCTGCAACTTTGGTAAGTTTTTAATCGCGCACTATGGCTACATATTACTGGGTTGGCGGTAGCGGAACGTGGGACAATTCTTCCACGGCAAACTGGTCTGCCAGCAGCGGTGGGGCGGCTGGCGCAGGGCCGCCGAATAACGCCGATATTGTTAATTTTGACGCTAATTCTGGAACCGCAGCGACGGTTACAGTAGCCGCATCTGCGGTATCTACTAGCACAACGGTCAATAAATCAGACATCAATTTATCCTTGTCTGGAAGCCCAACGCTTTGTACTGCTGCCGGCACTTTTACATTTACTGCTGGCGCTTTGACGCTTAACGACTTTGTTTTAAGCGTCGGAAGATTTGCAAGTAACAATTCAAATACAAGATCCATTGCATTTGGCGCCGGCAGCATTGATGTAACGGGAAATGGTGCAACTGTTTGGAATTTTGCAACCGCGACCGGATTTACTTACACGGGAACACCGACTGTTAATTTTTCTTATTCTGGATCAACCGGAACGAGAACGATACGACACGGGAACACGGCGGGTGGGACTGAGGCAAATGCAGTTACGATAAATATAACGGCAGGATCGGACGCTACCAGCATTGCGGGAGGATTGAAAAACTTTTCTTTCAATAATTACACAGGCGCGTTTAACACATCAACCATAACGCTGTACGGAAATTTAACTTACATTTCCGGCATGACAATGGTTGGGTCAGGAAGTGCCATGACGTTTGCGGCGACCTCTGGTACTCAAACCGTTACAACTGGCGGTTTAACGGTTGACCAACCAATTACGATCAACTCTGCAAACGTAACCGTTCAGTTGCAAGACAATTTAACGATTGG